ATCCGAGATTCGGGAGCGGGAGGCAAGGGAATTAAAAGTGCCGTTTACTGACGTACAAGCGCCGGAATACATGAGCGAGAAGCAAAAAGAAGAGTTCATGCGCATTGCGGACATGCTTCTGGCACTGAATGTGTTTACGGAACTGGATGTGGACTGTCTGGCACGGTATGTGCTGGAACATGAATTGTACTTGGCGCAGCACAATGAAGTCCGAAGGGCGCGAAAGAGCGGGAATACGGCGAAACTGAAAGAAGCAGAAATCATGTATGACAAGACTGTGCGGCGCATTCGAGGGCTGGCAAGTGATTTGGGCTTGACACCGACAAGCCGGATGAAACTTTCCGTTCCACCGCCGCCTGCGGATGATGATGAATTGTGAGCTTGCCGAAGCAAACGCCCATTGAAATACCTGCCGAAATTCTTGAATACATGGATTTCGTTCGCGCCGAAAAATACCCGTCATCCAAGGAACAGTACCAGCTTATTGATATGCTTGAAAAGGTGTTCACCACAGAAACCCTTGTCTTTGACTATGATCGAATTGAAAAGTATTTAAGTTATCAGCAGTACTTTCCATTCGATTTGCTTCCGTGGGAAAAGTTCTGCCTTGTATTGCATAACTGTGTTTTCAAGGAAGATGGTTCTGCGCGCTGGCCTGACCTGTTTATACTCTGTGGGCGCGGCGCAGGAAAAAACGGTTATCTTGCATTTGAGGGATTTTGCCAGATAAGCCCTGCAAACGGAGTGCCGTACTACGATGTAGATATATGTGCCACATCCGAGGATCAGGCGAAAACTTCCTTCGATGATTTGCACAGCATCATGGAAGACCCCAAGCACACAAAAAAGCTATCCCGGTTTTTCAGATGGACAAAGGAAGAGATTCAGTGCAAGATTACCAAGTCAAAAATCAAATTCAGGACAAACAACGCCAAGGGAAAAGACGGTCTGCGCTCAGGTTCCGTGTTCTTTGACGAAGTTCATGCATATGAAAACTACGAAAATATCAACGTTTTTACCACTGGTTTGGGTAAAAAACCGCATCCACGACGCACATATGTAACCACCAACGGCGATGTTCGCGATGGTGTATTAGATAAAATGATTGAAAAGGCAGAAAAAATCCTAGGTGGCGATGTGCCGGACATGGGTTTTCTGCCTTTTATTTGTAAGTTGGATGGCATGGATGAAGTCGATAACGAGCAGAATTGGCATAAAGCAAACCCGTCTTTGTACGCTTTTCATGATCTTTTTGATCAGATTCGGCGTGAATATGTCGATTATAGCCTTGACCCAATTGTAAATAGCGCATTTATGACCAAGCGCATGAACATTCCGCAGGGCAGGAAAGATACGGAGGTTACAAGCTGGGAGAACATCCTTGCAACCAATCGCCCCCTACCCCACCTCAACGGAAAGACCTGCGTTTGCGGCATAGACTTTGCAAAATCTACAGACTTCATATCCGCGTTCCTGCTTTTCAAGGAAAAGGATACCTATTACGGCATCCATCATAGCTGGTTTTGCTCACAAAGCAATGATAAGAGCAGAATCAAGATCCCTCTGCCGGAGATGGTTGCACGCGGATTGCTTACCATTGTGGATGATGTGGAAGTCAACCCTTCCCTCATTACTGCATGGATTGATGAACAAAGGAACCGTTACAACATTGCCAAGGTTGCAATAGACAGCTACCGATATGCAATGATGGCGCGTGAACTCAGGGAAATCGGCTTTGATGCAAAGGAAAAAATGGTCAAGCTGGTGCGCCCTTCGGATATTATGATGGTTCAACCCAAGATCAACAGCGTATTTGCAACGCAATCATTGGCGATTGGCGATGACCCGCTGTTTCGCTGGTATACCAATAACGCCAAGCTTGAACCTGCGCCCAACAACAACTTCAAATATGGAAAAATCGAACCGAAATCGCGCAAAACAGATGGATTCATGGCGTTTGTTGCCGCTATGACCATCGAAGAGGAAATTCCTGAGTATCAGGAGCTTGTTTTCTTTGAACCGATAGTATTTTAGAGAGGATGGTAGCCTTGATTATCAGAGGAACGACTCCGACACATACGTTTACGCTGCCCTTAGATTGCAGTACGTTTCAAAACATCCGTATTCTTTATTCACAGGGCAGCGAACCTACAATCAAACGAGAAATGGATAGCCTTAAATGTGAAGGGAACAAGGTATCATGCACGCTTACGCAAGAAGAAACGCTTGCACTTGACTGTACGAAGCATTGCGACATTCAACTTCGTGCATTGACCCTTTCAGGCGATGCATTGGCATGCGACATCAAGAAAGTAAGCGTCGGTAGGTGTTTGGATAACGAGGTGCTGAAATGAATCTGGACGTTACTTTCTCCGAAAACAATACTAATTTCGTCGTTGAATTTACGGAAGAAAAGCAGGCGTTAGATGTGAGTTTTCAAGGCACAACAATACTCCATGATGGTGTGAATACTGATGATGCGACAGCCGAAGAACATCACATTCTTGAAGACTATACGGCATATGCAAAAGGGAAAAAGCTTACCGGCACGATTCCCCAACGTGATGAAAGTGATATTAACCCGTACTCACGAATCACCAAACCGAGCAGCAGTAGTGGTGATGCGAACAAACGTGTTATTAGAACCACTGTAACTGTTCCTAAGGGTTACTATGGGAAGACGCTTAGTATCGAAGACGATACCAGTATATCTGTTCAAGCTGGTAAGACTGTAACACCTTCCACAAAGTTACAAACCGCCGTAGCCAGTGGCAGATACACGATAGGTGCCGTTTATGTATCTGGCGATGCAGACCTGATTTCAGAAAACATCAGAAGTGGAAAAACCATATTTGGCGTAAAAGGCACATATAGCGGAAAAACACAAGCAGATTTTCCGTTGCAAGATATAACAATAACCCCTAGCGCCAGCACAGTCTATTATGAACCTGATGAAGAAAACTACGGTTTCGGCAAAGTGACTGTGTACGGTGATATTGATCTTATACCAGACAATATTAAGAAAGGCACTAACATATTCGACGTTGTTGGCAGCTACGACCCGGTTTCTGAATTGCCGAGATATAACGGGGAGGTGGAAGACGCATGAGCATCAACATCACCATTGAAGGCAATACCAGCAAACGTCTGTTGACCGCAGGCAAGTACTGCGAGAGTGATATTGTGGTGACAGCAGAGGACGGTGCAGAAGACCTGAATGCTGTGCTGACCGAACAAGAAAGCCTGATTGCAAGCCTGCAAGCCACGCTGGAAAAAAAGGCTATGGAGCGGGTTGAGGATTTGGAGAATGTGCTGGCTGAGCAGGAAGAATTGATAGCGACTTTGCAGACTACATTGCAGGAAAAGGCTATATGGAGGTAAGTAAATGACGAACTCTGAACGAATATCTACCAACAACGCGAACTTGCTTCAATGTATTGGGATTGCTGAATCGCTCCCTGATGCAATGAACGCACTGGCGCTTCCTTCCTTCATGCATAGGCTGGAATTCCATACCGTAGCCCTGCCGAATGGCGGCGCGACAATGGAAACGCCCTATTTTATCGGCGAAAACTACAATGCGGAGATACCCGGCTTTGTACTGGGATGGACGGATGATGCCGTTACTGGCACGAATCAGGTGGTTCAGTTCGTGTATTGGAATGAATTTGAATCGCCCTACCAGAAATTCTCCTATGTGTACGCCATCGGCTACACCAATTTTGCATCCTATGCCCGCACCGTGTATGTTGCGGATTTGACTGGCAATGATTATGCCAGCATCAAGCTGTACACCCCGGCAGACATTGCCACTGGTGAAAAACCAGCAACCGCATTCAGCTTTGCCCCTGGCGCAAGGTACAATCTTGTAATGGGCAGAATGAAGGACAAATACAACAAATGATAAAGAAATTCAAAGATAGGTGGTGAACATGTGGGCATTTTTTCGTTTCTGGAAAAGAAAGTTAGCATGGCTGAATTGCAAAATGAGCTTTCAGTCGTTGCCCAGAATGCCGCCCGGCAAGTATTTTTCAAGGAGTTGGGCTTGCAGATTGCCATTTCATACATTGCCAATACCATCTCAAAGTGTGAATTTAAGGTGTATGAAAACGGCGAGGAGGTGCAAAACGAGCTTTATTACATGCTCAACGTCAATCCCAACCCGAACCAGAATAGCAGCCAATTCCTGAATGCACTGATCACGCGCTATTATCGCAAGGGAGAAGCGCTTGTATTCCCGGATAGCCGAAAGAACCGTCTGTATGTTGCAGACGGTTTTTCTATTGAGGAAAAACCGCTGGCAGATAACATCTTCGGAAGCATATCTATCGAAAACCAAACCTTGACGCGCAAATTCAAGGCTTCCGATGTGTTTTACTTCCGGCTGGACGATGTGCAGATTAAGCGCCTGATCGATGGGGCGTTTGAACAATATTCTAGCGTCATGCAGGCTGCTATTGACGGTTTCATTCGTCGCAACGGGAAGAAATACAAGTTGACCCTAGATCAATACAAGACGGGAGACCCCGAATTTCAGAAGATTTATGATTCCTTCCTTAAAAAGCAGCTTGAAACCTTTGTGGGTGCTGCAAATGCTGTCTACCCGCAATTCAGGGGGCAGAACCTAGAGGAATTTGACAAAACCGCCGCTGGCAACTACGGCGGGAGCGCGGATGTAATTGCAATCCGCAAAGAAATGTTTGATGTGGTAGCGCAGGCTTTTAAGATTCCGCTCTCCATGATGTACGGGAACATCACGAACATAAACGACATGATTAATATGTTCCTGACGTTCACGATTGACCCATTGGCAGACATGCTGAGTGAGGAAATCACGCGCAAAATGTACCCGTTCAAGGAGTGGAAAAAAGGCAATTATGTTCAGTGCGATACCTCTTGTATCTCCCATGTGGATATTCTGGATGTCGCCGACAAGGTTGACAAAGCCATTTCTTCGGGTGTGATTTGTGTGGATGAAGTACGCAAGCGCCTGGGTATGCAGCCTTATGAGGATGAATTTGGCGAAATGCGCTTTGTAACCCGCAACTATGCAACGCTGGACGAGGTGCTAAAGGGTGCGGAACCGAATCCTGAACCTGTTCCCGTTCAGCCTGAACCGCCGACAAATGACAATACCAATTTTCCAACCAATGATAACACTGTAAAGGGGGTGAACGACATTGAGGAATAAACAGTTTTTCCAGCTTGTGACGGCAGGCAACACGGCGGAGCTAAACATTTATGGGGATATTACCTCTTTCCCTTGGCTTGAATCGGATGTATCAGCCCGGAATCTTTCCGCGCAGCTTGCAGAACTAAAGGACGTTTCCAACATCAACGTCTATATCAATTCCTACGGCGGCGAAGTTGCCGAAGGTCTGGCAATCTACAATGCGCTAAAGCGGCATCCCGCTCATGTTACCACCTTCTGTGATGGCTTTGCCTGCTCCATTGCTTCAGTCATATTCATGGCTGGCGATGAGCGCGTAATGGGCAACCCTTCCCGGCTCATGATTCATGATGCTTGGACAAGCGTATATGGAGCCAATGCGGATGAACTCCGCAGGCAGGCGGACAATCTGGAGAACATCACAAACGCTTCTGTCAAGGCGTACATGCAGCACATCCATATTTCAGAAGAAGAACTTCGCTCAAAAATGAAAGCCGAAACATGGCTCACCGAGGAAGAAGCCCTTCAAATGGGATTTGCTACCCGCATTGAGGAAGCAGAGGAAACGGAAAAGCCTGTCCAAAGCGCCAAGAAGCGTGTTTTTGAAATGCTTTTTCAGGCAATTGCGCCCATGAGCGCCTTGGAGGAAGAAGATCCCGATACACCTGATGATAAAGATGATGCGGATGATTCTGACGAAACCAAGGACGAAGAGAAGAACGATCCCGAAGATGATGATGACGAAGAGCCCACTCCCGCCCAGCGATGGAGCGGGTTTTTTAATGCAATTTCCCGACTCTAACGACAAAAGAAAGGATGAAAAAAACTATGGCAATTACTTTTAATAAGGAACAGAACTCCATTCACCAGCTTATGCAGGCAATTGAATCCAACGACGAATCCCAGATGCAGACCGCATGGCAGGGTTTCCATGATTCCATTGCGGAACAGGTGAGACAGGACTTTGAAGCTGTCCGCGATTCCAACGATGCAGCAGTACTGGCGCAGCGCGGTTTCCGTCAGCTTACCAGCAAGGAAACGGCATGGTATCAGCGCTTCATTGATGCAATGAAATCTGCCAATCCGAAGCAGGCATTTACGAGCATCATCGGCAGCGATCAGGAAGATGCGCTCATGCCGGAAACGATCATTGAGGATGTTTACAAGTACCTCGAAGAAAATCACCCGCTCCTGTCTGTAATCGGCATGCGCTATGTGGGCTATACCACGAAATGGGTGCTGAACGATCATACGGCACAGATGGCGGCATGGGGCGCAATCAACAGCGAGATTGCCAAGGAAATCACTTCTGCATTCCGCGTTATCGAGATTACGCAGAACAAGCTTTCTGCATTTGCATGCATCCAGCTTGATATGCTCGATCTTGGTCCTACTTTCCTTGACGCTTACATTCGCCGCTGCCTGATTGAAGCGATGGCAAAGGGACTGGAAAACGGTGTTATCAAGGGTAACGGCCTTACGCAGCCCATTGGTCTGATTAAGGACATTCATGAGGGCGTATCTGTCAATTCCTCCACTGGCTACCCGGATAAAACCAAGACCAATGTAACGGACTTTTCTTCCGAGACTTACGGCGCATTGGTTGCTGCCCTTGCCAAGACTGAAAAGGGCAAGATGCGCACCGTGGGTCGAATCGCGCTTCTGGTAAACCCGGTGGACTACTACAAAAAGGTTGTTCCGGCAACTACCGTAATGGGTACGGATGGACAGTACCGCTACAATGTGTTGCCTGTTCCGACGCAGATCATTCAGAGTGCAGAACTTGCAGAAGGTGAAGCAGTTCTCTTCCTGCCGGATGAATACAATCTTCTGGTTGGCGGCAATCGCAACGGCTTGATTGAGTATTCCGATGAATACAAGTTCCTTGAAGATATGCGCTACTTCAAGATCAAGCAGCACGCCACTGGTCGATGCTTCGACAACACTTCTGCGTTGTATCTGAATATCACCAACCTTGCACCTGCATTTGTCACTGTAAAGTCCATTGATGCAACTCCTACCGCATAAGGGGGCTAGGTAAATGTCCCTCATCGATCAGGTAAAAAGGAAACTTGATATTACATGGGTAGATGAGGACACGGACAGGCGCGTAGCAGACATCATTGATTCTGTATCCCCAGTTTTGCAACATAAACTGGGGATTACTGAATCTGAGTTTGACTTTTCCAAGCCGGGACGTGAAAACCTATTGTTTCTGGCGTTGTGCCTGTACGAATGGAATCATTCAACCAATGAATTTGATGATAACTATGCAAACGAAATTGCGCAGTGCAGGGCAATTCATGAGGTAAAATACCATCTTGCGCACGAAAGCGAGGGCGCGGGCGATGCAGAAGCAAACGAAATTTGAGCGCTTCAATGACGGTGTAGCTTATATTTACCGGGAAATAGACAGGCGCAGCAATTTCGGTGCAAAAATGAACACCAGCGCCCTTGATGATCTTTCCTTTATTACAAAGCTGAGTTTTTCAGAACAATCCAAGCGCCAACAGGATGTGGAATTTGCCCAGCAGCAGGGATTTACCCTGACGCTCAAAATCAAAACCCGATACATCAAGGGTGTGGATAACAAATGCAAGGCTGTCATTGATGGCTATTTGTATGATGTAAGTTATGTAGATTCCACGCGCACAGAATTGTATCTCTACCTTCAGGGGGTGGACCATGTTACAGGCGATTGAAGCTGCGCTCAAAGAAGTACAAGAGCCTGTCTTTTACGGTTCTGCGGATGATGTAAGCAATGCCGCCTTATGGAATTACATTGTCTTTTTTAGAGATCGAAGGGCGCGCAATCCGAACAATACAGGTGTAACTGACTATTTCACAGTTGGCGTTATCCATGAAAATTGGGTGCCGGATGAAATATTGGATGCAGTCATTGAAAAGCTGGAAGCGCTGCCCGGTATCCGCATTGCCAGTGGTGATGTGGAGTTTAATTACACGCGCAAGCCCGGTACAAATGCAGTGATTGAAGTTGCCACACTTACCTTCTCCCGAGCGCGGAAGCGGGTGTAAGAAATGGCAAGAGCAACTTTTGAACTGGACACGCGGCAATATGAAATCCTTCAGCGGGCAATCGAGCAGTACGAAGGGAATGCAGGTCGCGCGGTGGATGATGTGCTGCACAATGAGGGCGGCAAAATCATTCAAGAGGAAATTATGCGCCTGCTTCCTGAATCCGGGCGCAAATGGCGCGGAAAGAAAGCCGCCGCAAAACGGGCGCAGCCCTTTCTTCAAGACAATGGAAGCATGGCTGTTACGATCCGCACCAAATCCGCTTACAACTATCTGTATTTCCCGGATGATGGCAGCAACACAAAAAACCATGTGGGCTACAAGGGCAAGCCCCGCGAATTCATGTTCCGAGGCGCAGAAAACCAGACAGGGCGCATTATGGACTTGTGTATAAACCGACTAATTGAAAAATGGGAAGGTGATTAAACAATGTATACTAGCGTTTTTTCAAAATATGAACTGCGCAAAATGGGCGTAAAAATCAGCGATGCAAGCACCACTTCCTATAAATCTGCTGATTGCGTCGGCACCTTTGAAGAGGAGCTTGACGTTAAGGTAGTAACAAAGATGTGCCGTGGCGTACAGGTCAAAACCAGACCGCGCGGCGCAGGCACTGGCACGGTAACTGTATCGGCACATATTCCCTATGACATTTACTGTGATATGTTCGATATGGGAGACCGTGATGATCTTGTGGAAGGTGTGCAGGGTTACGGACAGAACAACTTCCACAAGGAGTTCTCCATTGTTGCCGATGTGTACGATGAGGACGATAAGGAGCTTTTGCTTGCTTACCCGCGTTGCATCATTCAGACAGGCCCGAACACCAATATTGAAAATGGTGCGGAAGAGGTTGCAGAAATCGAAGTGGAAATTTCCCTCATGCCCGATGAAAATGGCTACTGCCGTTATGAATGCATCGTGGATGATCTTGTGGGATCTTCTACGATTACGCCTGCAACGTGGATGAGCAGCTTCTCGCCTGAAATGGTGAGGAAAACGCCCTCTGCATAATTCGTAGAAAGCCCCGCTTTGCGGGGCTATATATAATAGGAAGAAACTCAACTGGAGGTACGCAAAATGAGGGCAATTGTGACCCGAAAATTTAAGGACAAGTACAGCAGTGAAACCCATTTAAAGGGCGAAGTGCTGGAAATATCCGAGGACCGATACAACGAAATTCAGAGCGTGGGCGATTTTGTAAATGAGCTTTCTCCGAATGTACAAGATGATGAAAGCCCGCCTGGTGGTGATTCCTTTGATGAAATGAGCATCCGCGAACTCAGGGAATACGCCGATAAGGCTTACAAGCTGACCTTTAAAAATGGCATGAAAAAATCTGAAATCATAGAAGAACTTAGAAGGAGAGAGCAGCATGGATAATATGCATACCTACACTGAATACAGCTTCCCCAATGGCGAAAAGATCAAATGCACCGTAGCATTTAAGTTCCTTCCCAAGCTCCGGGAACAGAATAAGCGCATTTATACCAAGCTCAACCATGCTCTGATCAATGGCGTTGAGGAACTTCTTGAAACTGCCTACATTCTTTATGGTTCCTATCTGTGCGCATGCTACGCCGGGGAAAATGGCGGCACGGAAAACATTATGAGTGAAGCAGATTTCGTGGAAGCCCTTGAAGATGATCTTATGAACGTTATGGTAACCTGCAATTCCTTCCTGAACAAGAAAAAAAACTAGCGTTCCGCGACGCTTTCAAGAAAGCGACAAAATCAACAAAACAGAAGATCAAACCACCCCATTTTACCCTTGAGGACATAGAAGATTTTTATACCTTCTATGTCCTCATTTTAGGTATTCCCGAAGATATCTTCTGGAACTGCGATTTTTCCTTTGTTGCCAGCGTCGCGGCGAACAAGCAGGCATATGATGGTTGGCTGAACTATGCAATGGAGGTGGAGCGGGAGAAACAACGCAAACGATAAGCTGAGGAAGTGATAATATGGCAGCGAGAAACGAAGCGAAAATCCGCTTTACAGCGGAGACTACACAATTCAATGAACAGATCAGACAAGCTTCTCAGTCCATGACTGAATTGCTTTCTGAAATGAAGCTGTCACAGGCACAATTTAAGGGGAATGAACAATCCGTTGACGCACTGACGGATAAAAAGCGCATCCTTACCCAGCAGCTTGATGCATCTGCCAATAAGGTGGAAGCCCTAGAGCAAAAGCTGCAAAAGGCGAAGGATATTTACGGGGATAATTCCACAGAAGTATCCAAGCTCAAAACCCAATTAAACAATGCCCAACGGCAATATGTGACTACGGAAAGCGCCATTGAGGATGTAAACAAGGCGCTAAACGATCAGGAAAAGGAAAGCGAGCAGGCGGCAGATGCAACGGAAGAATTGGATACTGCCGTTGATAATGCCGGGGATGGCTTTACTGTATTTAAAGGAATTGTAGCCAATCTTGCGTCCACTGCAATTACAGCCGCTGTATCTGCCATTCGCGATCTTGCAACAGGTTTATGGGGCTTGGCAGATGAAACACGGGAATTGCGCACGGAAATGGGCAAGCTGGATGCAGCTTTTACGGCATCCGGGCATAGTTCTGAAACCGCTGCCGCTACCTATGAAACCTTATATGGTGTAATCGGGGAAACAGACCAATCCGTTGAAGCAGCGCAGCAGATTGCATTGCTTTCCAACAATACGCGGGATGCAGCACAATGGGCAGAGCTTGCCGCTGGTGTGGTTGGTCGTTTCGGTGATGCATTGCAGCCGGAAACCTTCTTTGAAGCGGCAAATGAAACGCTCAAACTTGGTGAGGCAACGGGCGCATATACGCAAATGCTCGAAGGAACGGGCATGAATGTTGAGAAATTCAATGCGGGATTGGCGGCAGCAAGTACTGCCGAAGAAAAGCAGGCGTACATGCTATCCGTTACCAATCAGGCGCTTGGAGCGGCAGGGGAAGCATACAGGCAGAACAATGCGCAGATCATTGAAGCCAATACAGCGCAGTCCCAATACAATAATGCACTTGCTGGACTAGGTTCCATTGTTGAACCTGTAAAGACGGTGGTCGTTTCGGGCATGGCAGAAATGCTAAAATCTGTCAACAGCTTTTTAACGGGCGGCATATCTGCAAAAGAAATGTTCTCCCAGCTAAAAAGCACAGTGACCGAAAGCATACAGGGCATTAAAGCAGCCTTGCCGCAAATGGGGCAGGTGGGCGTGGAACTCATATCCACATTGGCACAGGGTATTGTAACGGGACTTCCCAAGCTCTTATCAAGTGCTACAAACATTGTTGTTTCCATTGCTACTGGCATATCGAACAATGCGCAAAAAATATTGGCTATGGGCGGGCAGCTCATTACCAGCCTAGGACAAGGAATCGTTTCAGCCGTTCCCCGGCTCATTACTTCTGCCGCACAGATCATAGGTTCACTGGCTTCAGGAATCACAGCGAATGCGCAGACCTTTTTGTCAAAAGGGCTTGATTTGCTCAATGGCCTTGCCGATTCGCTGACTCGTTCCGCGCCGCTTCTGGTGAAAAATGGCGTTGCGTTCATCCGAAATCTGGTACAGGGCTTAATGAACAGCCTACCCGAACTGATTTCCCGCGTACCTGAGATCATTTCAAAATTTGCAAATGTGATAAATCAGAATGCGCCTACGATCATCGCAGGCGGCGTTGGCATCATCAAAGATTTAATCGTTGGCATCATAAAAGCCATCCCGACGCTGATTAAGAATATCCCCAAGATCATAACTGCTATCGTCGATGTGTGGGAGGCGTTCAACTGGGCGAATCTTGGTAAAAAGGCAATCACTTTGCTCAAAGATGGAATCATCAAGGCAGCAGGGCTTGTCAAGACCGCTGGCGCAAAAGTCCTTACTACCATCACAACTGCCCTCAAAAATTTGCCGACCAATTTGCTGAACTTGGGCAAAAGTGGAATTACCGGGCTGGCAAACGGTATAAAGGGGCTGGCTGGTAGCGTAAAATCAGCAGCGATTTCCATTTTCAATGCAGTCATAGACAGCGTAAAAAACCTCCCTTCGCGCCTGCTCTCCATCGGTAAGGACTTGGTGCGCGGATTGTGGAACGGTATATCTGATATGACAGGCTGGGTGATTGGCAAAATTCAGGGCTTCGGTGAATCCGTGCTGGGCGGCATCAAGCGCTTTTTCGGTATCAATTCGCCTTCTCGCCTCATGGCAGATGCCATTGGTTTGCCGCTTGCACAGGGTATTGGCGTAGGAATTGAAGATAACGAGGATGAAGCATTAAAGCCCATGCAGGGTATCGTGGATAAGGTTAAGGGCATAAATCTTGCGGGCGCTTGGGATAAAATTGCCGGGGCAAGCGGCAAGCTCAATTATGATGTTTCTGCGCAGCTTGGCGATTATGTTTCCAGCGCCATTGATTCCACTTCCCCTTATGCGCTGCTGGGTACGCTGATTGATGCAGTGGAAGATCTGGCAAGCAGGGCAATCGTACTTGATATTGATGGTGTGCGCTTTGCTACGGCAACCGCTGGCGCATCTGATAGTGTTTCAGGCAATCGCCTGAATCTGAGAAGCAGGGGGGTAGCGCTGAAATGAGCATGAGCGATGGAATCAGAATCAATGGTAAACACTCATATGGTGATTTCGGGCTTTATCTGAAATCTCGCAAAATCGGTCTGCCTGAGAAAAAAAGTATCAGGCAGACTGTCCCTTTTATGAATGGATATTATGATTTCTCTGCCTTGAATGGTGCGCCTGCATGGAATGAGCGAATCATCGAATATTCCTTTGATGTAACGAACGATAACCCGGTTGATCTTGACTTTTTCGTATCTTACGTCCTTGACTGGCTCTGCACGGTACAAGATACCGATATACACGATGATACGGTGTATGGCTATCATTGGCACGGATCATACAGTGAAGCCAATGTAGATTGGGATGATACGGGCATGCATGCAGAAATCAGTGTTTCCTTTGTCGTGCATCCTTTTAAGATTGCAAATGCTCCAACCACACGCAGCATGACCGCAGGCACGTATACCATAAACAACCCTGGAATGGCAGTTGCACCATATGTGAAAAGCACCGCATCCGCTGCGATCCAGATAGGCAGCTATGTTACTTCCATTCCAGCCAATGTAGAAATGCAACTTGAAATTGATCTTGTGCGCGGCGATAATACCATACTTGTCACAGGCGAAGGAACGCTGACGTTCAGTTTTTATCAGGAGGTAATGTAGCGTGTACACGGTCACAATCATAAACGGCACAGCGCAGCACATCATTCATGATTACTGGGGCGCAAACAATGCGCAGAAACTTTCCGATGGAACCATTGTAGATGCGATCAATAGTATAAGCTCTTTCACGTTCACAATCTATCCCAACAATATTGGCTATGACCGCATCCACGATTATTCAACGCAGGTCAAGGTTTACAATACCAAACGCGCCCGATATGACTTTATTGGGCGCGTTTTGCAATCAACGGTTTCTATGGATAATAGCGGTTTGATTTCAAAGACCGTTGTCTGTGAATCGCGCTTGGGCTATCTCCATGACAGCGTTCAGCCCTATGCCGAAATGCGGCATTTTACCGGGGATGCTACGCGCACCGGGCTTGAAGAATATATTGATCTTTTGCTTGCCAATCACAATGCGCAGATTGAGGACTACAAGCGCATATATCGCGGTAACGTTACGGTAAAGCCCTTTGAATCTTCGGATGATGTGACAAAGGGACTGGATAGACAAACAACCTATGAAACCATCACTGAAAAGCTGGTGAATTCCTTCGGGGGCTATGTTGTCTTGCGGGAAACGAGCGGCGTATTGTATCTGGATTATCTTCAGAACGTTGGAACAACTCGCAGCACAACCATTGAGGTAGGCCGCAATATGCGCGCTGCCACAAAAGAAATTGATCCTACAGCGATAGTTACCCGTTTGATCCCCTTGGGCGTAAAAAAAACAGTCGTGGGTGAGGATGGGAATACAGTTGAAACCGAGGAACGCTTGGGCATTGAATCTGTAAATAATGGGCTTGAATACATAGAATCATCTCTCTACCGGGAGAAATACGGCATTCGATATGCGGTAAAGATTTGGGATGATGTTACCGATGCAAATAACCTTTTGCAAAAAGGTACTTCATGGCTTTCTGAAAACAATGGGCTTGCAATCAGCCACGATATTGATGCAATCGATCTTTCCTTGATCGGGCTTGATATTGATGATTTTGTACTTTATGACCGCTATCCCGTTCGAAATCCTGCCATCGGCATTGATGACATTCTGCAAATCGTTAAAAAGATAACGGATATTGTGGAATCACAAAACAGTTCTTTTGAAATGGGTTCAACCCTAAAACGTCTATCGGATGCATTCATTGACAGCATGACGGGAACACAGGGATTGCGCGGGGAACCCGGACAGCCGGGACTACCGGGAGAAAGCGGCGTTGGCATAGAAAGGATTGTACCGCGCTATGCTCTTGGAGATTCAAATACTTTAGCACCCTCAACGCCGGACTTGGCAACATGGTCAATTCAAGCCCCGGATGTTTCCTACGGGAAATTCCTTTGGTGCGCCTATTACATTCTATATACCGATGGAACCGATGCATGGACAGATCCCTTTGTGGTTCGTTCGGCAGATCAGCTAATTCAGAGTAGCACCGAACCTGAAAACCCCGTTGTAGGTACCCTTTGGTTGGATACAAGCACATCCCCTTTCGTGCTTATGCGCTACAATGGCACGGATTGGGACAAGGTTTCTGACTATGCAGAGAATTTCGAAGAAGTATATACCTATATAAATACTTCCTTGGCAGACTTGATTGTCAAGGATGATGAAATCCTTGCGACTGTTGAGGAAGCGACGGTTTCCAAGTCAGTCTATGAGGAATTTTCGCAGACGGTTAAAAACATCCTCAGCATGGAAGCCGATGGAACCACCATGATCTTCAATACGATCTATGAAGCGATCCAGCAGGTAGGAGATACGGAAGCATCCCATTATGCGGAATTGCTCACCTATATTCGATTCAGTGACAACGGCATTGAGATCGGCAAGGAAGGAAACGCCATCACCATGCAGCTTGACAATGATAGCCTTGATTTCTACAACAACGGCACAAGAGTAGCCTACATTTCCGACAATACACTATATATCACCGATGGACGCTTTTTGCGGTCTGTGCGCATCGGCAATTATGGTTTTATTCCCGAAGCGAATGGTAGTGTATCGTTCACATATCTGGGAGGTGAGAGCTAATGGCTTCCAGCGGCAGCTTTGAAAATGCGTTTCGATCAGGATATACATTGCTTGTGGAATGGAAGATCAATTCGCAGAACATTGAAAACAACACATCCAGCGTAACGGTTACTGCATATCTGGAATCTGGCGGCAGCTCTTACGTCATAAATTCATCTGCCGAAAAAACTGTACGATTGTATATCAATGGTACAACCTACACCCATTCGGCAACCAACCTTGCAAAGCTTTCCGGGGGACAGAAAAAGCAGCTATATACAAAAACCGTTACCATTTCCCATGCGTCCGATGGTACAAAAAAGATAAACCTTGCCTGCGAATTTGATCTTGAAGTTACGCTTTCCGGTACATATTGGGGAACAGTGCGAGCGCCGGGAGGAAGTAATTCCTTTATTTCCGCAACGCTCAATACCATTCCACGAAAGACCACGCCAACGACCAGCGGCACATGGAATGTTGGTAATAGCGTTACGATTTCCACATCTTCCAGAGCATCAAGCAATTTTACCCACACCTTGCAATATTCGCTCAACAATTCCACTTGGACGAACATTGCTACAGGTGTAACGACCTCAACTACTTGGACGCTCCCGGCAGCGCTTGCCAATGCAACCACGGGTGCAACAAGTGGCACGGTATACATCCGTTGTACCACCTACAATGGAAGCACCAATGTGGGCAGCGTCACGATTACGCGCACATTTACCATTACGTCCAGCTATGCCGCTCCTACGGTTACGCTTACTGCGTCGCAAACCAATAGCGGTGGAATATCCGGGTATGTGCGCGGTCAATCCAAGGTAACGCTCAATGCAACAGCCGTTTTCAAAAATGGTGCTAAAGCATCTAAATATGTATTTACCTATGGAAGCACATCACGCACAGTGGCAGCTACAAGTGCAAGTTCCAGCATCACATTTACGCTCCCGAACGATGCAGCTTCCTCCTATAGCCTTAAAGTAACGGTTACGGATTCGCGCGGCTTTACCGCTACGCATACAACATCGATTACGACGCTTGCATACAGTGCGCCGGATATTTCATCCGTTGTCGTAACACGCGGAACAGGCACAAGCAGTTCTGCATTCGTGGAAAACAACAAGGGAAACAACCTGCGCATTCGTATTGGAGGCACCATTACCAGCCTGTCAAACCTGAATACAAAGACTTACAAGATTGAATACAGGTTGAGCAATTCTACCAGCTATTCGACGCTCACAAATACAACGACCATATCCAGCTACGCTTTTTCCATTGAACTGTATACGGGCGCTTTGTTTAGTGAGAATTCGTCCTATGTTCTTCGGGTAAGCATTTCGGATAGCTTTGAAACGGTTTCCCAGATCATCGACGTATCCAGTCAAAAGGTGCTGCTCAACTTTTCTCCGAATGGTAAGGCAATGGCGATTGGTGGTATTGCAAGCATTGATGATACGCTGGAAATCATGCTTGAATCTTATTCCACTGGCGGCATTAAGCCGATTTTCATTGCGGACGGAACAGACCTCAATGAGATCGTAAAGACGGGGTTATATGTTGGTTCGCTCAACCTTCAGGAAATGTTGAATGCGCCAATACAGACAGGTTCCTTTACGCTAGAGGTAAAAAGCGCCGGAACATCAGGGCAAATCATGCAGCGATATTCCTATTGCCACAAAGAAATATATCGGGCCTATGTGCGCTTTTTGTATCAAGGCACATGGGGAGAGTGGCAACCAGCAGAAGGATTCACAGCCTTTGAAACAACTGGATATGCTGGGCATGTTCGCTTTGCAAATGGCTTTTTGTTGCAATGGGGGCGTGTTTCCATCGCGCCCGATGCTGCTGATGAGACAAAGGAAGTAGCTATCACATATCCAATTGAATTTACACATGCGCCCATTGTACAGGCACAGCCACATACAACCGTTCCCCATATGGTTGAGGTTGCTGTTGGTACGGGCAGTGTATCTGGTTCAACAATTTATCTGCGCAGAACGAATACAACGGCTACTTGGGTTTCATGGGTAGCGATTGGCAGGGGGTGATAGCATGCGATTAGAAGTTGACAGAATGGGATATGTGTGCTGTGTGCTATTTGGCTGCATGTCTGGTTCATGCTTTGAATATACGGGGGCAATTCCTTCCGGCTACAGTTCATATGAGGATTGGGCTGATAATGCGAAGGTGCAAGCGTACTACCTAAACGCTTATGGGAACCTTACCTATGATGCGGCAAAGGCAGCAACGATACCTGACGAGGACGAAGAAGTAAAGGAAGAAGAGGAAGAAGAAAATGTCCCGACCCTCAGTGAAATCGTGGATGCAATTTACCCTGTCGGCAGCATTTATATGTCTGTAAACGCCGCTAACCCTTCTACACTGTTTGGTGGTTCATGGTCACGAATTGAGGACAAATTCTTGCTTGCAGGCGGTTCATACCATCCACCGGGAGAAACAGGCGGTGCTTCCAAGTATGAATTATCGGCTAGCCATAAGCACTTGGCGCCTATCGGCTACAATTCCAGTGCCTTTGGTGTGCTTGAAATCAATGGTTCAACTTCCACCGGCAAAGGGAAAAAATATAGTACGGTTGATGTTCAATATAGCGGTTCATCCTTGGGTTCAAACGTAAATATCTGCTATACGGCAGATGCCGAGATTTCCGCTACAATTCCCACGGTTCCCCCATATCTTTCCGTATATGTGTGGGAACGAATCGCATAACGATCAAAGCGCATGCTCCGGCATGCGTTTTTTGATGCAATAAAAAATGAAAGGAATGAAAAAATGGCTGTAAAAATTGGACATGCTTCTATTTCGGAAAACGGAACAATTCGCGGTAAGGCAGGTGAACAGAACGGGAAAGAGGTTTTCACCCGCAGCTGGTATCGCCATTCTAAGGGCTGGGTGACTTTGCGCTGCAAGGTTCCTGAAATGCGTGAGCATATCGCTAGAGCGATGGAAAAGGCTTGCGCCAATCCCGACATTGGTTATGACCAGATTGAAAACCAGACCCTTTGGAACGATGTAAAGAATCATGGTTTTGACCCTTCCAAGACCACCAAGCCCGTCGAAACCGACTGCGCCCGCCTTATCCGTGTGTGCGTTCAGTATGCATGTGAGCAGGTGGGTAATGGCAAGACCATTCCCGACTTCTACACGGCAACGCTTGCAAGTGTGCTGGTGAAAACCGGGCTGTTTGAAAAACTGACTTCCAGCCAGTACAACACCAAGGATGATCTGTTGCTGCGCGGCGATCTGCAGGTTACTCAGACCAAGGGGCATTGTTGGGTGATTCTTGAAAACGGTGCAAAGGCTGAAACAAAACCTGTAGCTGAAAAGGTATATGCCCTTGGAGACCGCATTCTCCGCAATGGCATGGAGGGTGCAGACGTTAAGACCTTGCAGAGCTATCTTATCCAGTTGGGCTATGATTGCGGCAAGTGGGGAGCGGATGGTGATTTCGGCGATGCTACCGAAGTAGCTCTCACCCAGTTCCAGAAAGATCATGACCTTGCCACAGATGGCGAATACGGCCCGAGATCACACGACGCATTAAAGAAAGCTCTGGATAATGTGGATAAGGTTGTGAATAGTGGACGCTATGTCAAGATCGTGGGCGGCAATTGTTATGTACGTTCTGAACCCAATACCAAGGGGGCAAAACTCGGCGTAGCACGCGCTGGCAATATGCTGAAATTCCTTAAACAGACCAGCGTAAATGGTTGGAACTATGTTTCCTTCAATGGCAAAAGCGGCTGGGTTTCCGGGAAATACAGTGAGATTGTGAGGTGATTGAATTGAGTGACCCGATTGTAGTAGCGCTGATTGGGCTTGCTGGCAGCGGTATCGGCAGCTTGATCGGCGTTATGACATCCAGCAGATTGACACAATACCGCATTGAACAATTGGAAAAGCGCGTGAGTGCGCACAACAATCTTATTGAACGCACTTACAGGCTGGAAAAACGTGCTGACCTGACCGACGAAAAATTTAGAGTAACCAATCACAGATTACAGGGCTTAGAAAAAGGAGGAAAACTATGAATATTGATCTTACCCCCATCCTTGAAGCAATCATCGCTATTGTTGTTGCACTGATTACTACCAAGCTGATTCCTTGGATTAAGACCAAGACCACCAACGAACAGCAGGCGCTTTTGCAGGCAACCGCCAAGACCCTCGTATTCGCTGCGGAACAGCTTTACGGCGCGGGTGAAGGTTCTGCAAAGCTCGACTATGTAGTTGCCGAACTGGAAAATAGGGGCTTCACCGCAGACCGCGCGGCGATTGAAGCGATTGTCAAGGAAAACATCGCCGCCATTCACGCGGCAAAGCCTGCGGGTAATGAACCCACCGAACCTATTGAATGAGACATAAGCCGGGGCTAACGCCCCGGCTTAATTTTTTGTTAAATATCCTTACAATATTTAACATTGTCATAACCCATCAAGCTATTAATGAGAGTATAATTGTGTCAAGAATATGTAAATAGGGGGAATGATGATGAAACGGATTCTGTGTATAGTCCTTTCGATGGTATTGTTGTGTAGTGTTGCTTTTGCAGCAGAAGAAGGGAAGTTGTATCAGGAATGGAACAAGTACGCGGAAGCCGACCTTTGGGGTGATGGCTGCAAAACAATTCTTGACCGTGAAAGATTGTCAGAAACTCATATGTTGTGGCCGCATGTAAATGTTGCAGCTACATTTGTTGGTGCAAATGGTGGTTATTATTTGGGTATAACTGCAAGCAAGTATATGGATAGCTTGAGTGCGAAAGATTTTATTAATGGTATTGCAGATAATCTTGCCTGTTATTGGGAACCTGATTCTGTACTGTGCTATCTCGCAGAACAGAATATTGACGAAAATGACATAGAATTTCTGCAAGAGGAGTGTTACGAATGGATTGGTATGGGTGAAGCACCTGGTTTGCGTGAAGAAGTCTATAAGGTGCGCATTTCTCTTGATGGAGGCCGCGAGGAATATGTAATAATGGTTCTTGTAGTACATGATGCTTATGAAGATTTTGCCGAAAGTGTTTTAGTGAGCAGCACCAGCAGCAATAATTCTGATTCTAAAACAAGCAGTGCCAATCAAAGCAATAGCATGTATTTACCGCCGCTTTACGTAGTAAATTGCAATGAATGGGTTTCTGTATGGTCTGAGCCTACCAATACGTCCACACGACTTGCGAAAGTAAAACTTGGTGGTTGTATTTATGAATGGATACCGTATAATGATGAATTCATTATGGTAGATTTGGGCGGGGATACAGGCTTTATGTCTTGGAAGTATTTGTCCTATAATCCGTAATGGTTTGATGTTGCACAATAATAGGGGCGGGATTATTCCCGCCCTGTGTTTTTTATTCCTGTTCTTCCTTATAGAACGCGCTCAATTCAGCTTCGCGAAGGTAATAATACATGATTTTGTTTTCGCCGTCATAGCGGCCTTCTACCTTATAACGCTTTTTATCCTGATAATTCGGGATCATGCGGGTAATTACAGCATGAATACTCTTCTTGCCACAACTGAGCGTTTTCGGCTGTTCATTATGCCCCTTCACGAAGGGAACAGCCCGCGATTCAGTTCCTTTGCATGCGCGGATGGCAAATACAGCATTATCTACATCCACGCAATATTGAACGTATGCCGGGTAGTTCATATCATCTAATACACGCTTGCTGAACGTGATATTATTCTTGTTGATGTACAAATCCGGGGTATCATTCATGTTGAGGTCAATAACCTTCAAGGTGATTTTAGAAAAATCAAAATTCTTAGCCATGATAAATACTTTCCTTTCTTATTCGGCTTCTGTGCCTAAATCTTCATTGATTGCGTCCATCATATGCAAAAATTGTTCTAGCTCATTATGGTTCCATTCAGAATCGAGAAGAAAAAAACCGCGCAGCACACCAGCTTTTACGCGCATGATGGAAAATTTCTTTCCCATCGCTTTGGGTTTTTTCTTACTATGCCGCCCGCTATTCAATACGTCCTGTACCCGCAGCCAGCGCTTGCGTTGTATGATTGCAGGGTGAACATCCTCCCATATCCATTGGGGTAGGTCGGTGTTTTTGACTTTCTTATGCTTAAGATAGTCCTTGGTGTAAGTTTTCTGATAGAGAACATCACCGCAATATTTTTCGTTGCGAAGGATATTGAGAATAGTTCCACTATTCCAACATTTATTACCCTTCGGTGTGGATATGCCCTGTTCTGTAAGGGCATCTGCAATCTGACGCGCATTTGATCCTTCAAGGAAACTATCATATATGTACTTGACAACCTCCGCGCCAGCAGGTTCAACCCGTACACGCCCCGCATAATCACGATAATAACCGATGGTGTTCTTGACAGTAAACTTGTATAGGCCCTCGCGCATGCGGTAGCGAATACCCTCTGTAATGGCGATGCTGCGTTGCTGGCTCTCCATCTCTGCAAGTGCCGACAGTATGGAAATAATGAGCTTGTTTCCACCGTTACCCGTACTGATACCTTGGCTTTCAAAACTGACACCCACGGGAGGGGTGAGGTTGCTCAATGTTTCCAGCGTGGTTAGAATGTCCACGATGTTGCGCCCGAAACGGCTAATGCTCTTGGTAAGAATAAGGTCTATCTTTCCCGCTTTGGCATCCTCGATCATGCGCACAAAATCCTTGCGCTTCTCAATGGATGTGCCTGATATACCTTCATCCTTATAAATGTCCACCATCTCATACATTGGGTTGCTGGTGATAAGCGACTTAAAATGCTGTACCTGCATTTCAAAGCTGCCCATCTGTTTTTCCTCTTGTGTGCTGACACGGCAATATGCAGCAACCCGAATCTTCTTCGGTACTTCCATAGCCATCGTTTGTGCCTTGTCAGGCAGACGCAATCTGCCTTTCCTGCGCCCTTTACGATTCGCTTCAATGGTTTCCTGCATTCGCTGCCGTTCTAACTCTTTTCGGTTTATTTCCGGCTCCTTGCGTCGAGCCTGTTCAATGCGTTCAGCGTCTAAACGCTTCGGCATCGCTAATGCGCCTCCTTTCAAAATTCATGTATTGAATCCTCCTTTCATGATGATGTATAAAACAAAATGCCAGGGCATATAGCCCCGGCATCTGTTTTCATTGATCTTTTTTTCTCCAATTTATATATTTTCCCGAACTTACACGATCATCTTCATATGGTTCATTTTCATCTATGACCCAATTTCTACCGATCTTCTGTGCGGTTTGAAAGCCTCCGCGCTGCGCCTTTTGTCGAACAGACACGGGTGCTTTCCCATGCTTTTCCGCATATTCAGAAAGTGAAATCAATGCCATTCGATACCAGCTCCTTCCTCATGCTGGCATTATACAGCTTCATAGATGCAATGTCAATAATCAGCAGTAGAGCGGATGTATTCAGCCTTAGCAAGTTTCAAGCCGTTCAGCAGCCTTTTATCATTAAGCACATCATCTTCGCTTAAATTGAGTGCCGCAAGCGTCGGCTCCAGATCATACGTAATGCAATATTCATGGTTTGCAAGTTCATACAGAAACATATCCTTGATAAAGCCTGTTCCGTCCGAGTCGGCTTGGATGGCTTCTTGCATTTCAATTGCGCTTTCTTCAAAGGTGGAAAAAATCAGTTTGGAATCTTCGCGGCGATAAAAACCGCCTGTTGAACCCAGCTTATATATTTTGTTGGTATCATTTTCGGTAAGGCCCCATTTTTCCATACCTTCCTTGAATTGCTTCTGGCTGAATGCGAACATGAGAGGGAGGGCGTTGATGCGCGCTTGCTGGCGTTCCTTCATTTCTGCGTATTTATTCATGTGTTCCCCTTTCTGCTATCTACATTGCTGATAGCGCGGCATAGTGTGTTCTACCGGGAAAGATACCCGATGAAATAATAGCGTCCATCCTTGATCTTTCCAAAGGCAGCATAGCGCGGCCTATGGGTTTCTGGGTCGAAATCGTATGCTTCTGTTATCATGAATCCACATCTGTACTTGGCAGTTGCTTCATTCCTTGGCAGGCGCTGGATGGGCATGCTCTCATAGAAATGTTCATAGATGGCATTTTCGATTTGTTGACCGGGAGCGGCATTGAAGGATCGATCACGCTCCCAATCCCGCATGGTGTAGATGGTGTTCATAGTTTCTTCCTTTCTGCCAACGTATCAGCGATGGCGCTTTTCTTTTCGCATTTGTTCGATGTGTTCACGAATGACCATCAAGATCAATTCGTTTTGTTGTTCCTCGGATAGTTTGGCATATTCTTCGCCCCGTTCATCCTCCAAACCCCTTCGGATATAATGGATTACTTTCTCCTCTGCGTTCATGTTCTCACCTCCTTAAAATATGAGAAGGGAAGCTACATACAGGAAATGATCTCCCGTAGTGCTTCCCTTTTTCTCAGTAGCAGCCGCATGGCTATGTGGCTCTGGATGCGCCCACCTGTGAATTCCACGATGGCTTCACACAGGCGGCGGTATGCATCAAATTCAGCATTTGCAGCTTCCCCGAAGGCTTCCTCAATTTCGATGTTGTCTTCATTATCGAAATACGCTTGTTCAGCCTTTTCGCGTATGCCCTCTAATACTTCCAATTCTTCTAATAGGTTCCCGAATTGATACATGTTCTTCATCCTCCAAATGGTTTTTCCAGCATATAATCTGCCCGCTGGTTGGGCAGTAGATGGTTATTGATCTTCAATTCCGATCTTTTTGACGAGATCGGTAAGCAACATGAATTCTTTCAAACTGATTTTTTCATGTTGGAATGCAATATCAATCGCACTCCATACGGTATCGAAATCTTCACGGGTTTCAATAGCAACAATCATTGCTACAAGCTTTTTGAACATGATGTGAATTTCCTTTCTGAATCAAAATTCTTTTACAGTCCAATGACCCTTGCTGCGGCTTTTAAGAAGTTGATAGTTTTTGCCGTTGCAGATAAGGTAACGATCATTGAGAATACATACGTCAAAACCCTTTGTGTGCAGTGCAAAATAGATTTTTCCAACCAATCTTTCTACGCTCAGGCCGAATCCGAACTTGTTGGCTTCTTCATGAATCGTGTTCATAACAACATCATTTGCCAT